ATCGGTGGCAAGGGAGGTGTCTGCGGTGCCTAACAAACCCCCTGCTATCACCGAAGAATTATTGGATTACCTCGCGGAAGTTTTTCCTGACAAAGCCCCAGGCATCGAATGGAGCGAACGCGAGGTCTGGCAATCTGTTGGCGCAGTAAAAGTGCAGTCGCACTTGCGTCACTTGTACGACCAACAGCTAGCGAAAAACATGAAAGGTTAGAGCCATGTGTCTTGGCGGTAGAAACTCTGCACCCCCACCTATGCCCCCCATGCCTGCACCCCCACCGCCACAGCCCGTGGTAATCGTGCAGCCCCCAGCGGTTACACCCGCACCAACGGAAAAGATGGGGCCAACACAGCAGGCACCCGCTATGGCAGGCGGGAAGAAAGGCGTGGCGTCTCGGTCGCTGCTAATGATTAAGCGGCCAAGCAATGCTAAGGTTTCGCCGCCAATCAACACCACTGGTTACACTGGATTGAACATTGGCTAGTCCCTGCGCAGAACGGTACGAGGCGCTTGACAGTTTGCGGCGCAGCTACCTTGACCGGGCGCGTGAATGCTCAGCGCTCACGCACCCGTATCTCATCCCGCCCGAAGGCACGACAAGTGACACACGGCTTCCTACCCCGCACCAAGGCGTCGGCTCACGTGGTGTAAACAACTTGGCAGCGCGTCTGCTGCTTGCATTGTTGCCGCCAGACATGCCGTTCTTCCGACTGGTCCCAACGGATGCGCAAGCGAAACGTTTGCTTGAAAGCAAGAAAGACCCGCAGAATCCAAGAGCGGCAACTGAGATAGACAAAGACCTGCACGCTATCGAAGACACAGTAATGTCTGAAGTTGAGCGAAGCGGGATGCGCAGCGCAATTCACGAGGCGCTTAAGCACCTGATCGTGGCGGGTAACGCGCTGCTGTACCTTCCGTCGAGTGGTGGCGTGCGTGTCTACAGCTTGGACAAGTACGTGGTCATGCGAGACGACAGCGGGAACTTGCTTGAAGCTGTAATCAAGGAAGCCGTGTCACCCGCTGTTCTTGACGAAGAAATCTTATCGTTAATTACAGTCCAGAACCCGAAAGAAAACGTGACGGTTTACACGAAGTTCTATCGGGACGGTGGCCGCTGGCACACGTATCAGGAAATCGAAGGCGTTATCGTACCGGGCAGTGAAGGTAGCTGGCCGCTTAACACGCCGCCACTGATCGCACTTCGCTGGAACCAGGTGGATGCGGAAGACTACGGGCGTGGTTTCTGCGAGCAACACCTTGGCGACTTGGATAGCTTAGAGCGTCTATCCGCAAACATCTTGGCGGCAAGCGCAATGGCAAGCAAGGTTGTCTACGTTGTGAACCCGAACGGAATCACTGACGTAGACTCACTGGCTAAAGCAGAGACGGGCGACTTTGTTGCAGGCAACGCGCAAGACGTGGCGGTTATACAGCAAGACAAAGCCGTAGACCTAAGCATTGCAGCGCAAACGGCTAGCCAGATTGAGCAACGCCTTGGTCAAAGCTTTATGCTGTTCGATGCGATTAATCTTGAGGGACGTGATCGAGTCACCCGGCGTGAAGTTGAGCTTCAGCAACAAAACATGGAGCAAAACTTAGGTGGCGTGTTCACCCTGCTTGCCCGAGAACTGCAAGACCCACTGGCCCGTGGCCTGATCGCACGCTTGGAGAAGCAACAGCAGATCGAAAACACCAACGGGCTTGTTACCCCTACGGTTGTCACAGGCACCGCTGCGTTTGGTCGTCAGTACGACTTGCGCAACATGGAAACGCTGATGCAACTAATCGGCGCGCTGGGTGCAGACAAGATCGACACGTACGTGAACATCTCCGAGTTCATTGACCGTGCCACAACAGCGTTGGGCATTAAGTCAGACTCGCTGATTAAAACGGCTGACCAACTGCAACAAGAACAAGCAGCCGCCCAGCAACAAATCCAACAGCAACAACTTGCGAGCATCGCGCAGAGCGCAGCGCCGCAAGCAGTCAAACAGTTAGCACCACAAGAGGCGCAATAATGTCAGAGAACCAGATCAACCTGCCTTTTCCAGATCAAGAAAACACAGGGCCAACACTAGAGGAACAAGCCGCTGCAATAGATGCTAAAGAGACTACGGAAGCGCAAGCGCAAGACGATACGCCTGAGAGACCGGATTGGTTGCCACAAAAATTCAAGACGCCGGAAGACATGGCGCGTAGTTACGCAGAGCTTGAGAAGAAACTAGGGTCGAACAAGCAGCAACAAGAGGAAGCAGTTGAACAGGCGAACCAAGAGTCTGCGACTAACATGGACGGGCTGATTAGTTCTGCGGAAACTGAGTTCCTAGAAAATGGCGGCGAGCTATCGGACAGCACGTATGAGCAATTTGAAAAGATGGGCGTGCCACGTGCTGTTGTGGACCAGGTGCGTGACATGCGAGTGGCACAAGCTGAACAGACACGGCAACAGATCATCAACGAGTTTGGTGGGCAGGAAAGTGTGGACGCCATGTCAACGTTTGCTGCGAGCAACTACGATGATGGCATGATTGAGCGCTTGAACGGCATGCTAGCGAGTAACGACTTGGCAACCGTGCGGATGGCAATGAACCAAATCCGTTCTGACTTCCAAGCTCAAGCCCCAGCGCAAGACCCGACGCGCCGTGTGTCTGGCCGCAGCCTACCCGCTATCGAAGGGTTCCGCAGCCAAGCTGAAATCATTGAGGCAATCAATGACCCACGCTATCGCAACGATAATGCTTACCGTGAAGATGTAGAGCGGCGCATTGGAATGAGTAATCTGTAATGTCACAACTTCGACTCAGTGACCGTGGGCTTGCGCTGATTGCGTACTATGAAGCGGCCACGTCTATTAAACTTAGTGATGGCACGACGCCTTATCCTGGTGGTTACGATGAAGTGCCGATTAAGTACCGTCGTGTCTACATGGACACCCTAGCGCAGCCGAACGTGCTGACTGTAGGCTTGGGCATCACGACCTACGATGTTCCTGATCTCAAGGAAGGCGTGCTGTACTCTGAGGACGCCACGTGGAACATGTTCCGCGAGCATATCATTGGGTATGAGCAAGCCGTGCGTGAAGCCGTGCGCGTTAAGCTGAACCAGAACGAATTTGACGCGCTCGTTAGCTTCACCTTCAACGTTGGAATCGGCGCATTTCGTGACAGCACACTCTTGCGTAAGCTCAACAGTGGACTACGCGCAAAAGCTGCGGATGAGTTTGAGCGCTGGGTTTACGCGGGTGGTGAAAAGCTACGAGGCTTGGAGAAACGGAGGATGGCAGAACGCAACTTGTTTCTGTCCCCGTGGAAAGAGGTTCGCAAAAACGTAGCGCAAAGCCGCACAGTACAGGCTGCAACCGTCGCAACAATTGTGTCTGGAACCACTGCGCTTGCGCCTGCAATTGGTCCCGCTAATGAAATCGCAGCGTTTATTAAAGACAACACGACATTCGCATTAGTTGCGTTGGCGCTTATTTCCATGTATTTAGTGTGGGTGCGATACGACGATTGGCAAAAAGGCAAGCGTTAAGTGCAGTCGATACGGAATTTTCTAGCGGCGTTTGGTGCTGGCGTAGCCGTGGCGCTTTATCTTTTGGCGACACACCGCAGGCAGACAACGGCGATAGACAAGCAGGTACGAGGGGCTGAGCTACTTGGCAAGAAAGCTGCTGAAGCACGCGAGGAAGCTAGGCGTCTTAACGATGATGCTGTTCGTCAGCGCTTGCGCGCAAACGGATGGTATCGAGAAGATTAGGGAAAGCACGTGCAGCGCGTGGCGCTACATCTACGTCTCTCCCGCAGACACACCGCTGACCCAGCGGAGTGCATTAGAGAACAACCTTAGTCGTCAAGCGTACTGCGGAGACTAAGACGAGCGGCCCCGCAAGGGACAACCGCGCACACCCCCAAATCACGGCCCGGCCCTTCGGACAACCGTTTCAGTTTAACGGCCATTCTTAGGAGTCATCGAAATGGCTAATGCTACTCCGGCGCATCTTGGTATCAAGAATGCCGCTGACTGGTCTGCTGCAACTTATGCGGACCGCAATGAACTTTTCCTTAAGGTTTTTGGTAACGAAATCCTTGCAACCTTTAACGCGGCAACTGTCCTGCGTGAGCGCACCCGTGTGCGTACGATTGAAGCAGGTAAGTCCGCAACGTTCGCCGCTATCGGCAAGACCGTGGCTGAGTACCACACGCCAGGGACCGAAATCCTAGGTAATAATGTCAAGCAAGACGAGGTAGTCGTCACCATAGACGACATGCTAATTGCACACACATTTATCTCAAATTACGAGGAAGCAAAAAATCATTATGATGTTCGCGCTGAGTTCTCTACCCAAATGGGTCAGGCACTTGCGCAAACTTATGATCGCAACCTCTTTGGGATGGCGGGTTCTCGTGTAATTACCCCGTCTAGTTCTGGTATTGCTGACCAAGATGTAGCGGAAGAAATTGACCTTGATACTGACGCGGCTGGTGCAACCAACACCACGGCTAACACCACGTCCGACATCATTGACGGTATCTACTTGGCTGCACAAAAGTTTGCTGAAAAGAACGTCGCAGGTGAAATCAACTGTTTCGTGCCACCAAAAGTGTATTACGCACTGGTGCAAAACGACAAGATTCTCAACCGGGACTTTCTGACCGCACCAAACGGTGACTACGCAAACGCTAACGTCCTGCGTGTTGCTGGCATGCCAATTATTATGACCAACAACATGGCGGTCAACCACGGCGCGTCTGCAAACACGGCAAAGTACCCTGACTTCCAGTCGAAGTACGGTTCCAACATGTCTAATTTCTTGGCGCTGTGTATGCACCGAGAAGCACTTGGTACTGTTCAGCTTATGACTCTGGCAACAGAGGCTGAGTATGATATTCGACGCCAAGGACAACTTGCAGTTGCACGTATGGCAGTAGGACATGGTATTCTGCGAGAAGAAGGCATCATCGGCATTACAGGAACGTTCTCCTAAAGCCGCTTAAGGGTGGGCCTTCGGGTCCACCTTTTTTTCACAGACAAGGTACGGACCATGAGCTTAGCCATTATTGCAAGCACGGAGCTTGAAGCAGTCAACGCGATACTGAACAACATTGGCGAAACCAGTGTATCGAGCTTGGAAGACGAAACGCTTGTAGACGCATTGATGGCGCGCAGCTTGCTCACTAACGTTAGCCGTGAGTTACAAACTAAAAGCTGGCACTGGAATACCGACCTTGAGCGCAAAATGTTGCGCAACAATAAAGGCGAAATCGTTCTGCCCACGAACACGATGATGGTGGAACCCGCAGGCCAAGACAAAGGGCTGGCTCTAGTGCAGCGAGGCCGTAGGCTCTATGACCGCAGCAAGCACACGTACAACTTCGACAAAGACATTACCGTTAACCTAACCGTTAGCTTACCGTTTGACGAAATGCCGGAATCAGCGCGCCGCTTTGTTACACTGCGTGCAGCGCGAATGTTCCAAGAGCAAACGATCAGTAGCGAAAGCTTGGCGCAGGGCGACCGCATTGACGAAGCGATTGCGTACAGCACGCTAATGACAGAACACCTGCGCGTCAGTGGGTTCAGCATGCTCACTGGCAGCACCACAACACGCAGCGTTACCTGGCGACAGGGAGTTTAATCGTGCCGCTTATCTCAGACACAATCCCAAATCTAACTGGCGGTGTCTCGCAGCAGGCAGACAACTTGCG